ATCTCACCAATAAGAGCAAAAAGCTGTCTAAAAGGTGTGAAAACAGCTTTAACAGCAAGTCCCAATGCTTCAACAGTAACAGCAGTCACTTTTAAAACTTCTCTAATTATTATTCCAAACTCAGAGCCTTCCGTTGTTAAATTTGTAAAGGCACTACTAAGTCTTGTTAATTGTCCTTGTATGGTATTAGTTGCTGTGAAAGCGTCTTGTGCAGCCCTTCCTTGTGAATTAGCTTGGTTTTCTAGAGCCTCATTGAACTTAACTAATTCATCATTCAATAAGGGTTGTATTGCTGTAAGAGCCTCTACACTTCCAAATAATTTAGATAAATTATCTGCACTTGCTCCACCATTTGCAACAATATCTTCTAGAACTCCGCTAAATCCTTTTGATTTCAAAGCTGAAGCACTGAAGTCAATCCCTAATTTTTCTGCAACTTTTGAAGCTTCACTTGTAGGTTTTTGTATTGAAGCGATAACTTGTCGCAATCCAGCAAAGGTCGATTCAACAGGAACACCAGTTGCAGTGACAGCAGAAATCGCAGCATTTAATTCATTTATACTTACACCAGCACCAGCCGCTATCGGTGCAATACGTCCTATCTGCTGTGCATATTGGTCAACAACAATTTTACCATCAGCTTGTGTTTGTGCGAATCCATCAACTATTTTTCCCGCTTTATCTGCCTCTAAACCATAAGCATTTAAAACAGATGTGGTTGCATCAGTAACAGTTTGCAAATCAGAAAATCCACCAGTAGCACCTAACTGGGCAGCTTTTAAAATATTTGTAATCTCAGCAGTTTCAGCAAAGCCAGCAGATGCTAGGTCATAAGATGCCTCTAATAGTGAAAGCTGTGAGACCTGACCACTTAGTTCATTTGATAAACTGGCCAGTTGTGGTCTAAGAGCTTCTACATTTACTCCAAGAGTCCTAACTCTTGCAATAGCAAAGTCTTGAGCCGCTAAATTTTGAAATGTTTTTGTAAGAGCAGCAACTAAAGTAAGACCAGCCGTTAGTGGCCCTAAAGCTGTTGCTAACGCAGCCCCAGCAGTTTTAAAACCTAACGCAGCCCCTTTTGCACCAGCACCAGCACCAAAAAAACCTTTAGAAAGCATTGGTAAAGCTTTATTGGCATCTTTTAATTTGCTATTTGTTCCGTTTACAGTTTGATTAAATTTCTGTGCCTGTGTATTTACATTCTTAAGAGCGGTAATCGCTTGCGTAGCTCCAACTCTTAGTTCTACATTGGAAACTGCCACGACTAAACAATAACTCCTTTAACTATATCTTGATTTGCGTTTGATTGCATCTGCTGCTTTCTTTTCTCTATCATACTTTAATTGATAGTACCCAGCAAAAAATATCAATTCTTCATCTGTAAGCTGTGACCTTAATTCGCTTACTGTTTTACCTAATTCTGTTGCAAGGAAAAACTCAAAATTTAACCAGTTATCCCCCTTTAGGATTCCTTTGCGTTATCAATAGTTGCGTTTTGATTTACACCAAATAAAAACAATTCAATTTCATTTAATACGTTTTCTGGTAATTCATTTTGTAAGTTAGCAAAATCTGCTGGGTGAAAGGCTTTTGTACCATCTTCATTTTCTGCTAATTGACAAAGCATATGAGTAGAAACAATTAAGGGGTCATCACTGCCAGCCCTTTGCGTTGCTCTTGCTCTGTCTGCCCTTGTAATCGCTTTAAAATACAAACTGACTACAACATTGCCTTCGTTATCTTTAACGTCAAATTTACGTCTTTTACTAAGGTCAAAAGCGTTCTTTAAAAGATCAAGGGTTTTCTTTTCTGCCATATTTTGGGGGTTGTTAGATAAAATTTACTATATGTCTGAAGTTATTAAACCAGTTGTAATAAATGAAATATTTATTAACTGTGTTTCTCCAAGTGTTGCTCCATATTCAGCACCAGTAATTATTCCAGAAAAACTTATTTTCTTTGCTGAGGTATCTTTATCAGGAAATAACTCAAATAATGCGTCACCAGCATCACCTGTTGTTAATACATCTTCAACAAATGCTAAATAGTCAGAGTTGCCAGCAGTGTCATAAATTAATTCTGCTGATCCTTCACCAGAAATCAAACCACCAACAAAAGTTTTTGCTGTGTTTCCTTGAACTGTAGTTTCTAAAGTATCCTTTGAAACTGATAATGACCATGATCTAGTTCCAGCAATATCGGCTTCAGTACCAGCCGCATTATGAAACATGATCTTGCCTACATCACCTCTGATAGCTGCCATGACATAAAAAAGAAAGATTTACAAATATATTAACTCTTTTCGGAAGTTTTTACATCTTTTTTAGTTTTTTGTTGACTCTGCATATATCTCTTACAATTAGGATCCCAATATTGTGGATCTCTTACACCTTTTACAGCTTCTATAGCGTCAAGCATTTCTTCTGTAATCTCAAGCTTTGGCATGATTAAAGATCCTCATAAATTGTGAATGTTATTCTGATTTGTGTTTGAAATTTACCTTCTGGACTTGAATTTAATATCTCAGGGCCAATAGGTGCATCAAAAATAACACTTGATACTGTAATTCTATTGTATAAGTCTCTAAGTCTTTTGCAAATCGTAAAGTTTGAGCCAGCCCCTAAACCTTCTTCTGTAAATACGTTTAACAAAATAAGCCCATCTATTTGATTGTCAGAATCACTTGATCCTCCCTGAGTTAAATATGAATTATTACCAAAACTTGTTATGCACTGCACAAATGTATCCTCTGTTGTGGAATCGAATGCCATATTGTTGAATACAACAGGTATAGCAGGGATTGAGGCCAGTTCTGTGGCTAACCTAGCCTCTATTGTGGATCTGACTGTATTTAAATCTATTGCAGCCACTATAATCTCCGTTTAATTTTTTCATATTCATCTAAAGCCCATTTTTGTAATTCTTTTCCAATAAGCTCTGGAAATCCAGCAACAGTTTTTTGTCTAGTTCTATATTGACCTTTCCATGATGGTGGTAGGTTTTCACCATAACAAACTGGCTCTGCATAAGGTAGGTTGTTAATTATGGTTCCGCTGGTTGGTTTTATTTCTGTCTGCCATGAGTTTCGTAATCTTCCAGTATCAACTGGTGTAGCCTTTTTTACTCTTGATGTCCATTCTAAAGTTGTTGCCTGTACAAGAAATACGACAGCATCCTCCATGACATCTGGAATTTCTGTAATTGATATTTTTCTTACCATATTTACCTCAAGATTAGGTCAAAACTAATTGGTGTATTATTTTGTTCATTCGTTATAACTTGAATAATTTTAAATTCAACGCTACTAATAACAACTCTATCTTTTGTAGTCGGGGCAAATGTAAGATCCCCAGCAGATATAGTCAGCCTT